ACTACCTGCACCCATTAAGATTTTACTAGAATCAGTAAATGTAATGTCATCATTAGCACTAACTGCTATGTCTCTTCCACTTGTAGTATTCCCAAATGTTAGAACTTCTTGTAAAGTATCTGTTTGCGAGAATTTAGTATCTACATATAATTTAACTGCTGCACTTGTTGGCACAGTAGTATCGTTGTTAAAGTTTTGTATTCCATTAGCTGCAGTTACAAATTGCGTTATTGTAACGCCTGTGCCTGTATCTTTAAGCGAACCCCATTCTAAAATAGCACTTACTTTAAAGTCTCCTGCTGTGTTTAAAAACAGACCTGATTGATTCCCTGAACCATCCGTAAGTTCCCTTAGAGTTGCGCTTAAAACTGCATTATCAATAGTCTTTAAAAGACCTTGATAAGTTTGTGATATTTTAGTATTAAATAGAGTTGCCATTCTTTGATTTTTTTGTTTTGTTATTTTCTATCTTCTTTAAAAAGATTTTTAATTTCTCAATATTTGTTGTTTTCACTTTATATTTCATAGAACCCAACCATTAAAAGTTGCATCATAGCTTGGATATATATCGTCATTTGTGTTGCTTGTATATTCAGGGTATGTAGTTTGATTAAAACTCATAAAGTCAATAAACCTCCTAGAATACCATTCCGCATTTGTTCTTGCTTTTTCGACTAAATAGTCAACCTCTTCTTTACTAACTGTATCAGCGTTTTCTGAGCGATGTTTAAACATACCTCCGTTGCGGATTTGGTAACTAGCGAATGGAATATAATCCACTTGAGCAAACCATATAAGCATAGGCACAACATAGTCATCTAATAAAAGTTTCCACCTACTATTTGCAGGTTGGTCAATATTAGGCATTGCAGTTGTTAATGCGTTATACATTTTTGTGCCTAAATAATTTTGTATATGAATTTCTTGAGCGAGTTTAATAAATTGTATATACTTATCTGTATCTACATTCCCATCAATTATGGAGTTCCTCACTAAGTCTGTTCTATTTATGAATAATACTGTTGCCATTTTTGTTTTTATTTAGGGTATGCTCCTCTTCCATCCATTTTATCAGTTGCTTTTGCAGCTTTTTTCCAACCTCTAGGGTTTCTGTTTGCGTATGAGGGTATTGTTCCTGTTTTTTGATAGTTTGCTAAATTTTCTGACTTTTCTGTGTTACTTGTTAACCTGTATAAAACCCTTACCCATTTGTGTTGACAATATATTCCACCTTTTAATTCAAAAATATTGTAAGGCATTGATGGTTTATGTCTAAACTCAACATTCACATCCTCAAAATAACTTGCTTTATCAATATCTTCAATACGCCAAACTATACCAGAGTTACTCATATTCATCATATTTTTACAAAAATCCCTTGACTGCCCTGATGGTGTCATTCCTTCTGCGTATTTGTAACGAATTTTATATAAACCATTTTTAGAGTCTAAATCACTATAAGATGAGCCTTTCTTTTTTGATGGCACAAATTGTGTGAGATTAATTAAATCTTTTATTCTAGAAAGAGTGCTTTTTGGTTTTTCTTTAATTAAATAATTTGCCCAATCTTCAGTTGATATATCATTATCTTCATCTAACTCAGCTACAAACTCATAATCCCCTTCAATTTTCTCCCCTGTTTTTGCGAGTGAGCCTAAAATAACCTCAACATCTTTTTTAGATAGTTTAGTATGTTCACAGGCTTCAATAGGAATACAATTTGGAACTTCTTTTCCATCTTTCTTTTTAGTTCCATACTGCTCATAACCATCCCAACAAGGTGCTTTCAGTTCTTCGTGGTTTACGCAAGGCATATAATAAACAACACCTTCAATTTCGTGTTCGTGTGAACCACCACATCCCATTTCTTCAGCTTTTGCTTCTGCTTCTTCTTTAGTTTTATACGCTTGTTTTCCATCTATCATTTTTAGATTGAATTTTTGCATTTCAACACCAGTTTCTTCTTCAATATCTTCTTTGTCTTGTATTGAACTATCAACCTCAGTAAATTCTAGTGGCTGTAAGGTCGTAAAGTATAGGTTTAAGCTAATATCATTGTAAGCTAGTATATTATCAAAGGCGTCTATTAAAAGCTCCTGAAAAGGTCTTATAACAGTATTATCCATAAGTAGTGAAGCAGTCTTAATTTCATCTGCATTGCTAGAAAAACCTGAACTTGTTCTTATACCTAATAAGAAAGGCGATACAACTCTATGGGCAACTTGTATTTTAGACTGTGCTTCTTCTGATAAAAATTGATACTGATTATGTGCATCAGATAATTGTACAGGAGTAATTTCTGCCTGACTTTCTTTATTATCATTAAACGCGAGTATAAACTTACCTGCATTACTTGTTCCAGAAAACTTTCTTGCTATCTTAGATTCTATTAATTGTCTTTCCTCTTGATTTGGAGTTCCATTATTAAAATTAATAAGCATAGATGGCGCAAGACCATTCATTATGTTGTTTAAATGATAGTTAGAAACCTCTTCTTCTAGTTCTGCATATTGTAAACCACCTTGATAATCTACAGGAGAATAGTAATAAAACCCTGATTTGTATGGTTTTATGTAATATATTTCTATATTTTCTTTTGACATACCAAAAGCAGGTATTCTAAGTGGCTCATCACTTCTTTTTATATTAACCCAATCCTTAAAATAATAATATGCAGGTATTTCCCCTTCATTATTACATTTTTCTGCCCTTAAAGTCTCAATAGGCATATGCTCTAACTGAGCTATTTTCTTTCTGTCTTTAGTATATATAACTTGAATTGCACATTGACCCATTAATTTAAGGTCATAAGATAATTTTCTAACTACATCTTTTTTAAACAAAGAAATCATTTGAGCATATTCATTAGGCTTTCTATTTCCGTCTGTAGCATTAAGACCTTTTCCGTAAATTGCTTGACTGATACCGTTAATAGCAGCGTTATTAGTAGGACTTCCGTTATACCTATCAATTAAATACTGAAAATAGTTATTGTCTGCTCCATATTCAATCCACTCTTCGCCATTAACTTCCTTTATTTCAGGGCTTGTGTATGTGCTTAAATTCACAAAGCCAAACTCTGAAACTTTAGATGCTTTTTTAAATTGTCCTTTTTCGTTTCTTAATCGTGTTTTTTTCATCTTACTGTATAAGTATTATTAAAACCATCATAAAATGTGTATTGACCTTTATTCAATTCATAATGGTCATTGTCATTTAATTGGTCGATATCTTGGTCTGTACAAAATATTTTATCTCTAAATATATCTTCTTTAAAGTTTGAGTCTATTTGCCACAAAACATCATAAAGATTCCAGAAACTATTATTTGTATTCCAAAAATTATAGTCTATAAACAAATATAAGTCATAAAAATGAGCTTCTACTAATACAGGACTAAATGCACGATTGAACTGAAGGTAGTTTCCTACTGTCGTTCCTGTTTGATTTAAATAATCAACTGTAACATTTGTACTATCATCTCTTACCCTTAATGTAAAGGCACTATCGTCATACTGTCGAGGTATAACTGAAATTGTTTGAGCCGCAGCCGTAGTAGTTAATATTATCATTACTTATATAACGTAAAAAAACACTTGATTTGTAGAATTGTTTATGCAAAAAAAAAGCACCCCATAAGGATGCTTGATTTTCTAACTAAAAAAACTAATTATTAAGGGTTTACTGGAACTCCTGTTGGAGTTGGGTCAACTTGCTCAGTTGAAGCTGTTGGTATAGCGTTTAGAAAATAAGGTGCTTGTTCTTCCATTCCTTCAAATGTAAGAGTAAACCCTGATAAATCTCCTGCTGCTGCTCCTGTTACAACTGTTCCACCTGTTACTTCCATCCCGTTTTCCAGACCACAGAGAAAGCTATTACCGTAGTAATCGACAACAACTGCATAAGGTCTTGCTAATGCCAATTTTTGTAATTCTGCTTGTGTTTTAGAATCTAAAAATGTTAGTGTTAAATTTAATGTTTGTGTGTAAAATGTAGTTCCATTTTCTCTGCTACTTGTTACAGTAGTTTCTAAACTAGAATTTCCTTTTACATCATATTCAAACCATACTGGTGCTGGTGAACCATTTGTAATAGTTGCAATATTAGTACCTGATGCAAGAGCAACTGATGCGATAGTTCCAAAGTCTGCAAATAATACAGTTTTGATTCCGCCAAAGGCACTTTTGCAGGGTATTTTTCTTCCTGTCGTTAATGTACAAGCCATAATTTTATATTTTATTTTAAAAAAAAAGGGTAAGTAGATAAACCACCTACCCTATTCTTATTGATTAATTAATTTTAAGCGTACTCAACTAAGTCAGAAGCAATACCAAATTGAACTGCAGAAGTAAATCTCATTACCATTCTAACATTATTTGATGCATCTAAATCAGCCATATCTAGAACCTTTACAACATTTGTATCGTTAAGGATTCCTGTACCAAAGTATAAGTTGCTTCTTTGAGCAGCGTACATTTTGTTATTACTCATTCCTGGGCAAACAAATATCTTAACACCATTTACAGTAAGTGAACCATTGTTCCACCATTGTGTTCCTTGTGCGTTTGTTCCGTTTGCTCCTAATCCGTTAGCTGCAAATCCTCCTAATGCCTGAACATAGAATTTAGCTGCGCTACTTGGAATGTATAAGAATAAATCTTCTTTTCCGTATAGTGAAGCAGGAATTGCGTCAACAACTTTAGATAATTCAGCAATAATGTTTGCTGCACTAAGTCCACCACCAATTGCTGCAACTTGCTGACCTGCTGGAATATCTCCTGCTGCTGCTGAAGCTGCAATTAGTTTTTCAAACCCATCAAATGAGTTATTAGATGCTGATGCTGTGTCTCCTTGCCATATACAGAACTCTGTGTTTTGTGCTACTTCTGCTGCTACGTGAGCAATCATAAAGTCAGAAAACTTAGGAGGTAAAGATTGACCTAAACCATATCCCATTTGTTGTGCTTCCCAATCGTTTACAAAGTCATACTTACATAACTGTAAATTTACTTGTAATTCAACTGGTTGTATAATTCTTTCAGTAAGTGTTACTGATGAGTTGGGAACAAAATCACAACTTGCAGGACTTACTAAAGAACCTGTTGCTAGTTTTTTGATTACTTCTTTGAAAGCAATGTTTGCTTTTACAGTTAATCCACCATCATCAATTGTTGAAGCTGATAATAAAGCTGCTGCGATGTACTCCCCTGCAAATTCTCCTGCATACGAAGTAGTTATATTAGTCGCAGTTGCTAATTGTACGTTTTTTAAATTACTCATTTTTCTTTTTTTATTTAATTAATATTATGATTCAGATGCCCAGATTCCAACACCACCGATTATGTACCATTGTGTTAAAGCTACTGCTCTAATTACAACATAATCTCCTTTGTTTGCTGTTGCTTTTGTGTTAATCCAATCTTTATTTACAACTCCACTTGCTACTGAATCTGCAGAAGCGTTTGCAATACTACCATTAAAACCATCAGTTGAATGAGGGCTTAGTGTAATGATGTTATTTCCATCTGCTCCTGAATTTCTAAACAAGAAAGTCATTCCTAAATTTTCTGAATGAATTTTTGGTAAACTTACTACTAATGCATCTGTTGCAATATTATGGTCAATACCAGCATCTCCTGCAGGTACAGAAACTGATGCAGATAATGTTTTTTGTGAAACTTGATTACGCTCCACATCATTTGATAAATAGTTGAATGTGCTCATTTTTTATATTATTTATTTAATTTATTTAATACTCTATCTAGTGTTGTGTTAAATTTTCCTTTAGCAAATTCAACTCTATTTTTTGTTTTACTTTCGCCTTCAGGATTATGTTTAATTGGTTTAGATGCTGCTTCAAACTCTTCTTTAACAGTTCTTGATTTTAATGGTTTTTCAGTTGACATTTCTTCTTCCTTGTCTTCTTCTTCCATTTTACCTTCTTTGTCTTTTTTAAGGTCAGAGATTGCATCTTCTAAGTTTTGGATTCTTTTTTCCATTCCTTCCCAATCTCCTACTTCAGCCATTTCTTTTTCTTCATCTTCCATCTTTTTTTCATCTTCTTCGTATTCATCATCTTTAAGGTCAGAAGTTATTTCTTCCCCTTCTTTAGATTCTTTTTGAGGTACTTCATCAGAAACTTCTCTAACATCTCCAATAATACCTTCTTCTG